GCAGATCCCAAACCTTAACATCGGATAGAGCCCATTCACCACAAAGATAGTATACACAAGACCTAATGATCATCGACGAAAACTATAATACGTTGCCGTGTAGTTTGTTTAATAGTGTAGTTAAAGTTAAAGCAGTAAATCGAACCAGTTCAGGTGTAAGTCGTTTCCTAGACGTGCTAGACGTAACAGGAAAATACTCTAGTACAAATATTTTCTGCGACGACGGATACTTATATAGAGATAGTGGTGCCGGCGATCAGTTTACATTTTCTTTTGAAACTGTGGCCGATGTCAATAATGTGATTGATAATAAACTGCGCCCAATACTGAACTTACAAAAAGTCACGCATTTTAGATTAGAAAACACACCACGATATACAATTACAAATAATGGTGGCGTAGTGACTTGGCAACATGTCAACGACATTACCAACGGTAGTACTGGCAATATCATGGACAGCACTGGCGGTAGTTTGATAAGTTTTGGTCCGGGTCTTGCACCTACTAGTTCTAATCGTCAGTACATAGAAGTTGGCGCATTGGTCAAATTTGAAGCACCTACAGGACAATACTTTACGGCCCAGCGCATAATAAAAACTGGAACTGCACAATACCAAGGCGAATCAAACTATATATACGCCACTATAAAATTGGTTAATGGCACCCTGGTCACCATCAATCAACAAATTCCAACTGGTGCCATATTGGCCAATGTTATTCCAATGATGGCAAACGATTTTGCATTCTCATCAAGCACATCAGATGAAGCAACCACAACCAAGTTGTCTACATTAATTCAGGGCTACAATAGCTTTGGTATTCGTTACGATATTCCCACACGCACGTGGAAATTAATTACAATTTCAAATTTGAATACCTCAAGTACATTTAGTCTTAACTATGCTGGCAACACCAGTGGCGGCGCATTAGATGCCAGCTGGTTAATCACAGTTATATATAACAATGGTAGTTATACTGTTTCGTATAGAGGACTAAATTACATATTTGAAAGTTTGGCAGCGACTACTTTTTACTTTGATTCCAGTGTTAAAGTATACGATAGTAAGACTGCACAGACAGTCCGCGATCAAATCAAGATTCTTAAAATTAACTCAGGTCCAGATTTATCAACACCGCTGGGGCAAGATATCACCTGGCAAATTTACAATAACGTTGTAAGTAGCGACGGGTATCAAGATCCAAGTCGTGTGCTGGTCACATTCCCGGACAACAACAATGACGGAATCCCCGACGACCCGGATCTATTCCAGACTGTAGTTAACCCATTGATTAACACATCTAAAAAGGTAGTATTCTTTAAACAGGTACCTGATCCAACTGATGGATCTTTTATTAACCTACAACCAATTGACAACTCTACCATTGTTACAGATTACACAACAGAAACAAGTATCCTGTTGATTGCCAGCAAATACAATGTGGGTACTCTTTTTTATGCTGTGGCCGAAAATACTTTCTACGAATTGACCAGCAACAGTCCAATTTTGCCCACAATGACTATCCTAACTAACTATGTGGCTTATGCAGGGCGCCAAGGGTTAAGTTTCCAATACCGTCATAATAGTCCAAACAACCGTCGTATTGACCCAAGTCCCAACAACATCATGGACCTGTATATTTTAACAAAACAATACAGTACAGATTATGCGCTGTGGATTTCAGACTCCAGCGGAACATTGACAGAACCAGTTATGCCAACTACTGAAGAGTTGTCTAGTTCATATCAAGACTTAGACAACTACAAAGCATTAAGCGATACCATTGTGTACAACCCTGCCAAGTTTAAACCATTATTTGGTACCAAAGCCGACGCAAGTCTACAGGCCACATTCAAGGTGGTACCAAACCCCAATTTGGTTGTGAGTGATAGTGAAATCAAGAGCGCAGTTGTGGCAGCCATCAATCGCTACTTTGATATCAACAACTGGGACTTTGGCGAAACGTTTTATTTCAGTGAACTAAGCGCATACCTACATCAGACGTTGACCCCAATGGTGGCCAGTATTATTATTGTATCAAGTGACCCACGTATACAATTTGGCTCATTGTACCAAGTAAATGCAGAAGCAAATGAGATTATTACTAGTGCCGCAACAGTTGATAATGTAGAAGTTATTTCTGCAATCACAGCCGCGCACTTGAATCAAACAACCACAAATAGCACACAAATCGGAATCTAACCAATGGCTGCTAAAAGTACTTTACCATTCTTACCAACAATCTTTCAAACTGATTCTAATAAGAAGTTCTTAAATGCAACATTGGATCAGTTGGTTCAAGATGCTGACTTGGTGAGAGTAAACGGCTATATTGGACGCAAATTTGCACCAACATATAAAGCCAATGACAATTATGTCACAGAGACAACTGCAGATAGAACCAACTACCAACTTGAACCCACAGTAGTAGTACAAAATAAAACCAACAATACAGTTAGTCTTTTTAGCACGTATGTTGACCTGTTGAATCAAATTGATGTTGCAGGTGGAAACACAAAAGATCACAGCCGTTTGTTCAGTAACGAAAGTTATACGTTTGGTGGCCTATTTGATTTTGACAAATTTAGCAACTACAACAATTACTACTGGCTACCCGACGGCCCAGACGCAGTTAACGTGTTTTCGGGAAATATTCCCACAGAAGAAACTTTTACAGTAACAAGAAATACTGGCGCCGGGGGATACAATTTTACTGGCAGTGGAGTGGGTGCCAATCCGGTTATAACACTGGCCCGTGGCGGGACGTATAAATTTAATTTGGCACAAACAGGTAACCCGTTTTGGTTCCAGACCGAACCCGGCATCGGCGGAACATTAGAGAAGCAACCAAATGTCAGTGCCCGTAATATATATGGTGTGCAAAATAATGGTGCAAGTCTTGGACAAATTATTTTTACAGTACCAACTAGAACTGCACAGAACACATTTGAACAGATGCCATTGGCAGCCACTGTGGATTACGCAGTAACATTACCATATACACAGGTACAAAACTCAACCCTAAGTGCATTATTGAATCAATATCCTAATGTATTTGACGGTGAGAAGTACAGCATAGACCGCAAGACCATTGTGTTCATTGGCAATTATCAAGATGAGGCCTATTGGGAAGCGCCTGGAGATTTTGATCTTAACGATGGCGGATTTGATAGTGATTTATTTGATGGCGGCCCAACTGTGCCCGAGTCACAACGAGCCGGGGTATGGACTATAAATTTAACAGCCATCGAAGACGACTATATTGTTACATTGGTTCCCGGAACTGCGGTAGAAACTAGCAATAGAATATTTGTCAAGTCCGGAGTTGCATATGGTTCAACTTCGTTCTATTTAGATTACACCGGCACATATCAATTGGTGCCCACTAACACAGCAATACTTGATCGATTATACTACCAAGACGGTAACAACCCCAACATGGTGGGAATTATACAACTTGTTGACGAAAATACCAATGTAATCAACATTGAAGAAAACATTCTTGGCCAAGCCAATTATACAAGCCCAAATGGAGTAGTGTTTACCAATGGCCTGAAGATTCACTTTGATGACACTGTGAATAATCCTGCATACGCAGACAAGCAATATTACGTAGAAGGGGTTGGCACAGCAATTCGACTGGTTGAAGTTGATAAATTAATTACACCAGAGTCGTATGCCAGCGGTGGAATCACAAAACAAGACTACATAACAATCAATCGTTACAGTCTAGATTTAAATCCTTGGAGTCGTAGCAACCGTTGGTTCCACATTGACATTATCAATCTAACGGCCAAATACAACAGTACAATTCCTTTGCCGGACCAATCAAAACGAGCCACACGTCCCATCATTGAATTTGAAAGCGGACTGCAACTGTTCAACTTTGGCCGCACATCAAAAGCACCAATTGATCAACTAGACTACACCATCACAGATGCCATGAACCAAGTTGAGAATTTGGTAATTGGCACAAACAGTTCTGTAACAGTTGGTTCCTTGACGCTGGTTCCCGGTCAGCGTGTTATTTTTGCAAACGATGTTGACCCGGTTATTAGAGACAAGATTTATACCGTCACAGCAATTGATGCAACTGGCCCAACATATCCATTAGGGTCCGGCACCAGTGATGTAGTGATACATCTAGTACAAACCGATGACACACAGATACTCGAAGGCGACAGCGTTACAGTCACCACCGGAACAAAGGCCGGCCAAACATTTTGGTATGATGGTACAGTTTGGAACCAAGCACAACAAAAAACCGCAGTCAATCAAAACCCGCTGTTTGATATCATTGACAGCAATGGCCACAGCATTGGCAACAATACCTATTACGAAACTAGTACGTTTGCAGGAACAGCCCTATTTTCGTATAAACTGGGCACCGGCACAAATGATACTGTGTTGGGATTTCCGTTAAGTTATAGAAATTTCAACAGCATTGGCGACATACAGTTTACTAACAATTTTGACACAGAATTTGCAACTTATTCTAGCGGACAAACTTCTATAAATTTACCAATCAATAATAATTTTGTAAAACAAAATACCGGGCGTGACACCTTTGTGTACAGAAATACCTGGGTTAAAAATACAGAAAATACTAAACAACATCAAATATTTTCTTTCGTTTATACAGGGCAGTCAAATTATTTTCCAATTGACATTGTCCCCGAAGTTGACGCAAAGGTACCATACACCAAGGTCTATCAAAACAATAAACTTTTATCGGGCTATACACCAGGAAGTCCCGCCAAGAACGCCAATGGTAAAACTATTGACGATGTGGCCTTTGAAGCCGGCTTACTGGACTTCCAATATTATACTGTGGGTAGTCGCCCCACTGTTAGAATTAATGTTTCACTATTGACAGTTGGCGACAAGATTGATATCTTAATTTATAGTAAAACTCCTAGCAAAGTTGGGTACTACGAAATACCCAATAACTTAGACTACAATAGTAAAAATGCAAAATTTGAATCGTTGACATTGGGACAATTACGTAACCATGTCAAGATTATAGAAGAGAATACAAAAGTGTTATCGTCGCCGGGAGCAAATAAAGAAACTCCGGCCCTGCGTGACATAGTGTACAAGAGCAATGGCGGTAGCATTGTTCAACAATCTGCTCCTGCGATGTACAGTAATATTTTCTTGACCGATAAGAATCTAGACTTTATCAAGAGTTTGGAGTTGGCCAGCCGCGAGTACACACGATTTAAAAATAAGTTTTTAGAACTTGCTACAAAATTAGACACAATCAGCACGTCGGATATTTCAGGCAGTGTTGACATCATTATAAAAAATATCAATGCCATTAAGAATAAATCATTCCCGTGGTATTACAGCGATATGGTCCCATACGGCAATGATGTAAATGTCATCACTTATACCATCATTAACCCATATCAATATCAATATGAAATTAGTCAGGTGTTTAACAACAACGAGTTAAGCAACCTGGCAGTATTGGTTTACCTTGACGGAAAACAACTTGTAAATGGTGTAGACTTTACATTCCCCCAAGATCGTTCGGCCATTATCATTGATAAATCGTCAATCACACTAACTGTAAACAGCAAACTAAAAATTGTTGAGTACAACAACACTGACGGCAGTTTTGTTCCTGAAACTCCGAGTAAATTGGGTCTGTATCCAAAATTTGTCCCCAACAAGTTCATTGATGATAGTTATATAACCCCAGTTGAGGTTATTCGCGGTCATGACGGAAGTGTTACTCCGGTATTCAATGATATACGTGATGATTTATTATTGGAATTAGAAAAACGTATCTACAATAATATTAAAATCGATTACGAAGCTCACCTGTTCAACATTTACGATTACATTCCTGGTAAGTTCCGAGATTCCGATTATTCTCTTAAAGAATTCAATCAAATACTAAGTCGACAATTCTTGCGTTGGGTTGGCGATAACCAAGTCGACTACTCATCAAACATGGGATTTGACGGCAGTAACCCGTGGACATGGAATTACAAGAAGTTTAAAGACCGCGTTGACGGAAGTCTACTGCCCGGCGGCTGGCGAGCTATTTTCAGTTACTTCTTTGACACATATCGACCACATACACATCCTTGGGAAATGCTTGGATTTGGCGAAATGCCAAATTGGTGGGTCACTCGTTATGGCGCGGCTCCTTATACCGGTGGCAATCAGTTACTATGGGATGACCTTGAAGTTGGTTATATTCATGCTGGCGAACGTGCCGGGTATGACACACGTTTTGCACGTCCTGGCTTGAGTAAAATTATTCCTGTTGATGACTACGGTAGTTTATTGAGTCCCAATAATTGGGCAACATCAACGTTTGATAGTTTATCGGCCAGCGCCTCATTTGCAGTGGGTGACCAAGGGCCAGCTGAATTTGCCTGGCGATCAAGCAGTATCTATCCGTTTGCTGTGCAATTTGCCCTGGCATTGTCAAAGCCTGGCGTTTACTTTGGTAGTTTGATTAACCTTGACAGCTACCATAGAAATACACTAGTTGATCAATTAATCAACACCAATACGTTACAGCGTATAACATTATCATCTGTGATCATTAACGGTGACACCACCAGTGGTACCACTAAACGTAGTGCTGGATATTTAAATTGGGTAAGAGACCATTTATTAAATCTTGGGATGGACCCAGTTGCAACTATACAATATTATCTTGACAACGCAAATATTCAACTTGGGTATAAAGTTGGTGGTTATACTGATAAAAAGTTTATTGAAGTTCTTGCAGAACAAGGAAGCCCAACCAATTCGCAAAACGGCATTGTAATACCCACCGAAAACTACAATGTCTATCTAAACCAGTCTACTCCTATACGAAAATTGGTTTATAGTGCGGTTCAAGTTGAGCAGACCGATGGTGGATACATTGTAACTGGTTACAATGTAAATAATCCATATTTTACAATTATCCCTAGTAGGGTCAATAATAATTTTTATACAATCGGAGTACTACAAGAACGTGCAACAATTTACAATGACTATGAATCAATAAAGGTAACAATACCGTACGGGTACCAATTTAATTCTCGTCAAGAAGTTGTTGACTTCTTGATCAGTTACGGCAGATACTTGACTTCTCAGGGATTTAGATTCCGCGATGTCGATGATCAACTTGGGGATACCCGAGACTGGGTACTAAGTAGCAAGGAATTTTTAAACTGGAGCCAACAGGGTTGGGCCAACGGTAATTTTATTATATTGAGTCCGGTTAATAATGTACTTACAAACATACAAACCACAGGCGTTGTGGCACCAATTGACAATTCGCCAGCCGGTACAAAAGTATTAGATCAAAATTTTGTCTTTATCAAGAGTTCTGATTTTGTTGAAGTGCGTACCAACAATACATTTAAGTTGACAGCAATCAACAATCAAACTATTTGCTTTGCTGATTTAAATGTAGTCCAGTACGAACATGCAATTATATTTGACAATGTTACAGTATTTAATGATATCCTATATGTTCCAGAATTGGGCAATCGTCAGTTCCGATTAAAACTAATCGGAAGTAAAACTGGCTCGTGGACCGGAGCATTTAACCCTCCAGGATTTGTTTATAATAACTCAACGGTTGATGCATGGCAACCCGGCGTTGACTACAAGATGGGCTCTATCATTGAATTCAAAAGCCAATATTATACTGCCCTAGTGGACATTGATGCAGCCAGCGATTTTACGCAAAACAAACAATGGGCTCCCATCAACAAGACCGATATTAAAACCGGCTTGCTACCCAACTTCAGTTACCTGGCAGATCGTATGAAAAATGTATACGACGTTGACAACTTGCCGGCCGACAGCACACTAGAAGGATTTGGAACAAGCCTAATAGGTTTCCGTAAACGCAACTATCTAACAAACTTTGGATTAGATGAAACTAGCCAAGTTAAGTTTTATCAGGGATTTATTAAAAACAAAGGCACGCTTAATGCCATTACAGGTCTTACCAAGGCAAAACTTGACAATCTGACCAGTGAAATTACAATATATGAAGAATGGGCTCTGCGTGTTGGCGAATACGGATCTTTAAATACCAACAACTTTGTTGAGCTAGTACTTGACGATTCAATCATTACAGCAAATCCAGCCCCAATTGAATTATTAAACAAAGATGATGCCGAAAGTATTAGTGGAGTTGTCAGTTACAAGCCGGTAGAACTGTATAGAAAGCCCAATGATTACGATAAAAATATCTTTATGAATCGTAATGAGTTGTCTGATACTTTTAGCGATATCTCAACTGCTGGATATGTAAATTTAGTCGATATCGATGAGACATTATTTGATTTCACCTCGTATGCAGATTTAGACACCGTGGTCAATAACATCGGGCCCGGGTACTATATATGGGTAGCTAAAGATTTTACAAACAATTGGAATGTATATCGAGTAACCGAAACCAAAATAAATGTAATTTCGTTAACATATACAATTGATAGTCTAATGAGTGTTGAGTTCAGCAAGGTTGCAACTCTAGAGATTGGCGATGTTTTTGCTATCAAACATTTCAATGATCAATTTGATGGATTCTATCAAGTATATTCTATAGATGGGGTGCATAGCGTCAAGGTAATACCTCACAAAAATGCAGACATCATAAAGAACGAAAAAACTATAACTGGAACCGGAGTCTTTTACACTTTACAAACAGCCAGGGTGCCAACATTAGACAAGGCCAATGCGCTAATTCCGTTAAATGGTTGGAATGATGGCGACAAACTATGGGTAGACGACGACAGTAACGGCCTATGGGGTGTATATAAAAAGTCAACAGCGTGGAACTACCAATCGTCAATACGTGATGACATAAACCAAGCCACACCTAATTCGGGATTTGGTACAGCCATCGCGACCAATGCCAATGGACTTAATATGTTTGTTGGCATGCCTGCACGTGGGTTAGTAAAAGTATTTGCTAAAAATACTGCTGGAAAATTAAATCAAGTTTCGGCCCTACAGCCAACAACCACTACAACAGCCGCAACAGTCAATTACGGCAAGTCTTTGACCGCAGCCACTACTACTGTGGCGGTCGGGGCACCCAACAGCTCGAGCAACAGAGGCTATGTGTTTGTACACGATACCTCAACAGGATCTATTCAAGTCATTACAGATCCAAATGCAACCACAACAAGCAAATTTGGAACTGGTGTAGCATTTAGTGATGACGGCAAATGGTTATACATTGGTGCACCTGGTGATAATACCGTTTATGCATATCGCTTTAATTCCACAATCACACAAAAGAGCTTGACCACCACTTGGTCTGGTGGCTCTACACAAACATTGGCTTGGATACCCGGCAATGTCAAACAAGTTAGAATTTTTGATAACAATTATGTTTATGTGCCTGGCATTGATTACACATTGGCCACAAATGTAATTACATTTATAACAACACCTGCGTTGTTATCAACAGTATCGTTTGTGCAATCTCCGTGTTATGAATTGTTTAATACCATTACTGGAAGCACATATGGTGCAGGCGTAAGCGACAATTTTGGATATAGTGTTGCAACATCCAAGACCGGTGACGACTTGGTCATAGGGGCACCGGGTACCAACAGCAATGCCGGTGCGGCATATGTGCTTGCTCGTTTCCAGCAGACGTTTGTGTCAACAGTCACAAATACGTATTCGTGTGTGGGCTCTGTTGATGCCTACACAAAAGTTTATGTTGGTAAAACTTTACTAACAAAAGATGTTGACTTTACTGTTGCCAGCGGAAATATTATTTCTTTTGCTATTCCGTTGACACTGGGACAAATTATTACAGTAACTAGAACTCCGTTTGATTTAGTGCAAACCATAACTGAACCTGTTTCTTACCAGTATGCAGGAAACCAATTTGGATCTGTTATAACAATGGATCGGACCAATACCTCAACATTCTTTATTGGCGCACCCAATACACTATCGGACAGTGGTGTGCGCGGCATTGTGTATCAATACTCCAATACTGGTAAGATACTCGGATCCGTGGCCGCTCCGAACAATACCGAATATGTCAAGAATTTGATCATCAACGAAGGCCCAGTGGATACAACTGTTGGCATCTATATCAACGGAATGCATGTTGACTTGAGCTCGGCCCGAGAGTCCACAACTCAATACGACACATTGGGCGACATTTTGGTGCCTGCGGGATATATCTATCCCGATAAATGTGTGGCATTGATCAACAGTGCCGCAATACCCAATGCCACCGCTAACCTAGCTGACGGGGTATTTTTTAACATTGTGTCATCTAGTGTTGTTGACCATAGTAAACTGGTCATTACCAGTGATGGATCTAATTTATTTGGCAAACTGGATATTAATGTTTTTGAATTATCACAAGTGATTACACACCCAACAGTGACTGACGGTGTGGGATTTGTTCAGTCCATGAAGTACGATGATTCAGTTGGAGTATTACTAGTATCTAGTTATCTAGACCAAGTTGGGTATCCAACAGAGATTGACGCCTATACCACAGTATTTGACTCAAAAGCAACAGTATTTAATGATCTAGTTCCACAAGCTGGTGCAGTTTATGTATACGAAAGATTAACCGACACCAACACAGGTTTAACAAACGTTGGTACCATGTCTTTTGTGAGTCTACTCAAGAGCCCGGCAGGCAGCCCATCAGACCAATTTGGCTATGCAGTTGACATCAATAACGGAATTATATTAGTGGGTGCCCCAAATGATAGTTCTGTGGTTACCGGTGGTGGTACAGTACATGCCTATGAAAATCCAACAGCAACGCCGACCTGGAGTCTGATTAGAGAAGAAAATGATACTGTTGATTTATCTAATGTTAGTCGTTTGTTTGTTTACAATGAAAAAACTCAAACTATATTATCTTATTTGGATTATATCGACCCCGTAAAAGGTAAAATACTGGGCATTGCTGAACAAGATATCGATTACAAAACAGCCAACGATCCTGCGGTATACAACAACAGTGTTGATTTGTCAGTGTCGGTAAGTAAATCTTATCATTGGAACGAAAGCCAGAAGGGCAGAATCTGGTGGAACCTGAGTTTGCTACGTTATCTTGACTACGAACAAGATACATTAATATATCGTAGCAACAACTGGGGCAAATTGTTCCCCGGAAGTCAAGTACAAGTATGTGAGTGGGTTGAGAGCAAATACCCGCCCAGCAAGTATGTGGCCAGCGGTGGCGACGGTGTGCCGTTGTACCCACAAGATACTGCTTATGTAACAGTGCCATTTGTTATCAACGGCAACGTGACTGTGATGTACTATTACTGGGTAATTAATAAACAAAATGCGGCCCCTGGAAAAAAGAACAATATCGCGGTGTTGTCTGACATCATTGAAAACCCACAGTTACAAGGTGTGCCATACGCATTCTTAATGCAGTCAAATGCATTTGCCTTGGTAAATGTACAACCTTATCTAAGCGGAACAGATACCATATTGAATGTTGAATACAACTCATCGTTGGTCAACAATGGAATACACACCGAGTATGCGTTAATTAACAAAAATGATGCCAATAGTATTATTCCTGATCGTATATTAGAAAAATTAATTGATAGTTTGGCTGGCGTTGATCGTTTGGGACAAGTTGTACCAGATCCAACATTGAATCTAGCGGACCAAATTGGTATAAAGATTCGTCCAAGACAAACAATGTTTATAAATCAAGGACTTGGAATTGAAAACTTTGTAAAATATGCAAACAGCGTGTTGATTGCAAACCCAATTGTATTTCAATACAGTTTATTGGGATTAGAAGCCCAAGATCCAATACCCGATTCAACACAATACGACATCACAGTAAACTCAGTTGACGATCTTGCCAAGATTGACGTTAATATATTGTCTCCTGGTTATAAGGTGTTGGTATTGTCTGACAGCACAAATGCAGGCTTATGGACACTGTACACATTAAATAGTAATCTTCAATTTGATACATTGCAAGTACAATCATATAATACCAATTTATATTGGAGCAAAGTTGATTGGTACGACGCCGACTATGATCCAACAAGTCGTATCAACTATACCGTGGCATCTTATAGAGACATTGTGGCATTGTCGCTGGTTGGCGGAGACATTATTCGTGTTAACTATGACGAAAACGGTCTTTTTGCAATTTATCGTGTGAACACTGACTTGTCGTTGTCCAAGGTTGGTATTCAAAATGGTACCATCCAGTTGAGTGATACTCTGTACAACTGGGCAACCGGAAACATGGGATGGGACGAAGACCTGTTTGACACTATACGATTTGATCAAACACCCAGTATCGAAATTCGCAATATTTTATTTGCGCTAAAGAATGATATTTTTATCGGGACCTTGGCAGGCCAGTTTAATAAATTGTTCTTTATTCTAGTGGATTACATATTACAAGAACAAAAGAGCATTGACTGGATCTTTAAATCAAGTTTTATTAGTATCTTCCATCAACTAAGAGAACTAAGTCAACCGCCCAGTTTTATATTAGACAATCAAAATTATTATTTAGACTACATTGATGAAGTCAAACCGTATCGTACTATTGTTCGTGAATATGTTGTTGACTATACTGGGTCGGATAGTGTTGAGAGTAATGTGACCGACTTTGATTTGCCTAGTTTATATGTTAAATCTCTAGGGAAGTACCGCACACCAGACAATAGTGCAACAATTGATTCTACACTATTATCAACAACCGGCGAGTACCAGTACTGGAACAAATACCATGGCTTTACTATTGATTCGATTCAATTGAGTAATGGTGGCACCGGTTACCTATTCTTAACAGATCCAAAGAGCAATTCAATTATAAGCCCAAGTGTCACTATTACCGGAGGCGGTGGTAGTGGAGCCACTGCGGTGGTTTCGGGATTTAATTTGGTTACTGGAGCTATTACCAGTATTGCTGTTACAAACCCCGGTGTTGGATATACCAGCGCACCACGAATAACAATCAACGGTACCAAAGGGTCCGGTGCATTGGCCGTGGCAAGAATTATTAATCGCACAGCAAGGCAATTCAACAGCGTGTTAAAGTTTGATCGTACCGCGTACGAATCAAATGTACAGATTTGGAGCAGTTCCAATAGTTATGTTGCAGGAACCACTGTGGCTTATGCTGGTAAAGCATATAGACCCATAGTTGATACTACACCATCGGATAACTTTAACTTTGATATCTTTAAAGTACTAACAGGTGCCGAAGTTGGCAACGCAAATGATCGTATTATTACGTATATTGGCAGCCCCGACGCACCAGGACTGAATACAAAAACTACTCTAGGACAAGAGATTTACAATGTTCTTGACAACAACTTCTGGCTATCGCAATACATTCCCGGAATTGAATACCCTGGGGTAAAAGTACAAGGTTTAAAATTCAATGCCAATGTCACAGATCAACAGTTACTTGATACAATTATTCAAAGTCGTTATCTTGACACAGCACTAGGTACTCGTCCAGAAGACATCAACATTGATGGTGGAGCATACATTGACTATTTTTCTAGTCATGCTCCTGAAGAACTGTTACCTGGTATCATGCACGAAAGTGTAGATATCAGTGTGTTTACATCATCTGTGATCAGCTCGGCTAACTTGACAGTTGACCCCATTGGAACCACACTGGCATATCGAGAGTTTTACGACATCCATGATAATCACCGGTACTATCGCATCAGTGGTTTTAATACAGCATATCTTGCGGCCAATGTTGGTATCGACTCTGATAGTATCTTATACATCAGTAACCAAGGCACAGGACTACCTGTACCCGACATTGAAAGAGCCGTTCCTGGTGTTATCTTTATTGATGGAGAAATGATCACTTATTGGGAAAATGACTCTACTTCAATTGGTGGTACGTTACGCAATATACGCCGCGGAGTTGGCGGAACACCAATACAGCCACATTATGCAAAAAATCTATTGAACGGAGATCAAACTTCAATATATGATGCAAGTGCCGCTCAGAAAATTCCTGGACTAAATCCACGTACCATCACCATCAGTGCCAATACACAATTCGACAGCAACAGTTCGTGGAATTACTGGAAAACTGGCACAGGAACAGCAACATTTACCACAGTGGATAATCCAACATATAAATTATCGCTGAGTGGTAACATTGTTGCCAATGTTGGGGACATAATTACTCAGCGTTACAGCAACGCCAATGCGGTTGTGAGAGGAAATGTCACTACCGGGAATACTGTGGCAGTTGTATACAATAGCGGACAGTTTACTACAGCCAATGCCGGTTGTGTAATATATGTTAACGGTATTCAATCAACTCGATACGCCAATGCAGTTGGGCTACTGGGCGCAGTCCGCGCAAATGGCACGGTAACGGTGACCTCAACTAGTGCCAACGTTGAGATTCGACAGGATAATTTAGCATGGCTTGACTATGATTATAAGAGTTTTGGGTTACAATTCCAAGATGCAGAATTGCCGGCTAGAGCATTCTTGGGAGCTGGTGCCACAATTAGCTCTGGTGCCAACTTGACCGACTTCTATACAATTGAAGTTGAACTCGATGGCGTTACAGTAAATACAATATTAATGTCAGAAAATAACCAAATACTAATTCAGGAGTAAAAATGGCGCTTAAATTTAGTCAATTACCAAAAATCGGATCAATAGTCCCAACAACACTGGTACCAGTTGTGGATGTGAGCTTGGGTGCAAATGTGTTGGGGGTAGTGACCGGCGCAACATTCACATCTTTCATCGGCGATACAGTAAATTCCAGTGTCACTGTGTTACAGGGCGAAATTGATGCTGTGGTTGCCAATGTGTCGACTGCACAAACCAGCGTTAACTCATTGATTTCAGGGGCCGCAGCCGCCTCCAACAACATCAATACCTTGCAAGGTCAGATGACTACAGCCCAGAACAATATTCAAACATTTTCTGGACAGATCACAACATTGCAAAGCGGTGCAACTGCAACCAACACAGCAATTACAACAGCCAACACAGCAATGAAAAGTTATGTTGATGCAAGAGATTCTGCGGTAACCACCGCGTGGACTGCAAATGCCGCCGCAACAGTTGGTACTATCAATACATTATCATCTATTAAAGCAAACCTGGCCGGACCGACATTCACCGGTACTGTGACATTGCCCACAACCAATGCCGGTGGCACCATTACACCAACTGCCAACGTAACTTACGATTTGGGCAGTGCCAGTGCTTGGTGGAACACAATTTACGGTAAAGCAGTTCAAGCACAGTATGCTGACTTGGCAGAAATGTATTTGCCCGATGCCGAGTACGCAGTTGGCACTGTGGTGATGATTGGCGGCACTGCCGAAGTCACAGCCTGCCAATTTGGCAATCGTGCTATTGGCGCAATTTCTGCGAACCCCAGCTACCTGATGAACTCGGGCCTAGAGGGCGGAGTCCCTGTGGCACTAAAAGGGCGTGTTCCAGTACGAGTAATAGGTACAGTTAAAAAAGGACAGAACTTGATTGCTGGCGATAACGGTTGTGCCACAGCGGCAGTATACCATTCCAGCGAAGTTTTTGCTATTGCACTAGCCGCTAGCGATGACTCAGGTGAGAAACTTGTAGAAGCCTTGGTTTTGTAAGCGAAAAATAGCGATAAATAACATATGGAACAAGATAAACAACAGGATAAACAACAAATGGAAAACCAAAAACCCGAACGCAAGCCGGATGAGACCGGTGGCGTACATGTTCAAGGACATATCAAAATTTTCGATCCTGTAACAGGCGAAGAATTTGTCAACAAACGCAATGCCATACACTACGAAAACATTTCAGTGGCCTTGGCACAGAACTTGAGCAACAAAGGCCAAAGTTTTATCTATGAAATGCACTTTGGCAATGGCGGAACTGCTGTGGACCCCACCGGCGTTATCAGTTACCTGCCGCCAAATACCAATGCACAGAACAGTAACTTGTACAATCCCACGTACTATAAAATTGTTGACAACACCAGTATTCAAAATACCGACCCAACACGCAACAACATCACAGTGCTACACACTCCAGGCAACATCTACACCGATATTCTAGTGACCTGTTTGCTGGACTACGGCGAGCCTGCTGACCAGGCGGCCTTTGACAACAGTCAAAGCCTAAATGGCGACTATGTGTTTGACGAATTGGGACTCAAAGCACACAGCCTAGACGGCTCTAGCGGATTGACCACTACAGGCCTACTGTTGACACACGTGGTGTTCCATCCAGTACAAAAGAGTCTGAACCGACTGATTCAAATCGATTATACTGTGCGAATTCAAACACTAACCAACTTGAGTGCATTAGGATAATAACACATGGCGTACATCATTTATAAAACAAACGGGCAACAGTTACTAACTCTATTAGATGGTACGCTAGATTCCAGCAGGGGTGTAAACCTGGTTGGTAAAAATTATGTGAACTTTGGTACTGCACAAAACGAGAACTTTGTGCGGTTAATGGAAAATTTTGCCAACGGCACCGCACCGGCTTATCCCCTGACCGGACAACTATGGTACGATACTGGGACCACAACATTAAAATACTTTGACGGCACAACATTTAATGTGATAGCAAATGCAGTTGGATTGACAGCAAATGTTACCACACTAAATCAATCGCTGGCCGCAAACATAGCGAACCTAAGTTCTTATTTTGCAAGCAATGTATCAACACTAACAGCCAATGCAGCCGCACAAGATACACAACTTAAAAACTTGTGGGCCAACGCCGCGGCTCAAGCAACATCAATTGGCATATTGTCGGGCTTGGTCACTGGGTCCAATATTGATTTGTCTGGCCTACTAGATAGCACCAATGCCAGAATTGACAGCACCGATGCCAACGTTGCGGCAGCCAATACAGCAATCAGCACACAGTCAAGCACCATTAACGGACTATCATCCTCCATTGATACCATCAATAATACGCTGGCCGCACACAATGTGGTACAAAACAATCAAACTGCCGCAATCAATACGGTACAATCTGGATTGACTGGGGCAAACGCCAGCATCTTGGCAACAAACGTGGCAGTCCGCAATTATGTTGACGCACAAAATCTACTACAAACAAACGAGATTCAAAATTTAAGCATAGCAGTTGGTGGAATTAATTCAAGTATCTCTGGTTTCTATACCTGGGCCAATTTGAACTATGGTGCAAGCGATTACTCAAACAGTGATGTTGCACAATTCTTACCTACATATACCGGTGACATCACAGCTGACAATATTATAGTCACTACTGGCTTGTTTTGGTCCAATGGATCTCCCTATGTGTCTAATAACTATGGCAACACCACTGTGGCCGCATATCTGCCGACTTCGACAGTGATCACAGGTATTAATGCAAATGTCACAGGCGCCAATACAAACATCTCCAATTTGCAATCCAACGTGGGCGGTTTCTATACCTGGGCCAACACCAACTTTAGCACAGCAAATTTTAGCAATGCCAATGTGACTTCGTTACTGTCAACACTTACATTTAACACAACAGGCAACATCACCGCTGGAAATGTTCGATCTAATGGCAACATAGCAATGGTGTCTAACATAGCTCGTAACGTTTATGTCAACAGTTATGCACCGTTGAGCACACAGGGCAACATTGGCGATATTTGGTATCAGACATTTTAAGATATGACAGATTACCCTCGCCCGTTGATATCTTCAGTAATACCAATTCCTGAAGCCACAAACATTAATCAAGATGGTAGACTTACGCCGTTGAAAATTGCCACGGCATATAATATGCCAAGTAGCACAGGGGCAAATGTAAAAGTTGGTATTATTAGTCTTGGAGGCGGATGGTGGCAGGGGGATTTGGCAAATTCTATGTCTAACATGGGATTAACAACTCCTACTATTACTACAGTATTAGTTGATGGTGCTTCAAATAACTTTAACGGTAATTCTCAAACAACACCAGGACTCTATAGTTTTGAAAATACCCTAGATTTATATTGTGTGGCAGGGTTGGCTCCAAGTGCCAACATAGTACTTTACATTGGTAGAAATGATGGTATTAACTACACCACAAACGCTACCACAGCGGCAAGTCTTAATAATAATACAAGTTTTGGAAATTTAATTACACGAGCTGTCGATGAAGAGTGTGATATTATTAGCATAAGTTGGGCTAGCGGAGAAATTCTTAGTAATGTCTATCCAAATTATTATTGTGGGGATTTTTTAGCAGGACCTCTCGCTGCCGCATCTGCAAAAGGAATTTCTGTTTTTGCTAGTTCGGGGGATTATGGTAGTATTTTTAGTTTGTCGGCAAATATTGAAACTGCGGTATACCCTGCCACAAGTTCTAACGTGATCGCTGTTGGTGGAACAAATTTAATTGTAACTACTGGGAATGTAAGATCTAGCGAAACAGTTGAAAATTTAGATCCAATTTTCAGTTATGCCAATGGATACGGTAGCGGCGGTGGAATCAGTACATTTATCAGTTTACCAACTTGGCAATCAAACTTAACTTATCAGAGATATTTTAAATCTAATTCAACAGTTGGTCCGGTAACTAGTCTATCTAATAGAGGAGTTCCAGACATTGCGGCACCAATGAATTCTTATGGACTTTGGTATGGTAATGTTATAAATCAATTTGGTGGCGGCACTAGTGCGTCGGCCCCGATTATGGCTGGTATGTTTGCTAGGTTTATGTCGTTAAATGGCGGCCGCAGGCCTATACCCAATGCTATACATCCTATTTTGTATGGAAACTTAAATGCGTACTATGATATTACCTCAGGAAATAATGCTACAACAACATATCTAAATGGGTACGCCGCCAGTTCCAATTGGGATCCGATTACTGGGGTAGGTGTTCCTTGGGGCAATGTAGTTTATCAAATGGTCTCTAGTGGCGGAACAACTGTTAAAACCGCCGCAAATAACTGGAGCTATCTAGCCAATGTAAAGGTAAAAACTGCCACAAATACCTGGAGCAACGTCCGAGCAATTTGGACCAAAGTGGATTCCACCACCTGGAAGCAGACTTTTTAATATGAGCCAACTAGTCAAAACTTTTAATTTCTGTAATGGCACACAATCGTTTACTATGCCTGCAGGATTTAATCCGTCAGTGACCGCATATGTTTGGGGTGGCGGAGGTGGCGGAGGCAGTAAAGATGGTGGCGGGGGTGATGGTGGCATTGGCGGTGCTGGATTTTTTGTACAAAAAAACTTAACTCTTAATCCAGGCGATCGTGTAACTGTTGCAGTTGGCGGAGGTGGTTACGGGGGCAGAAGTGGCAGCGGTTCGGGGTATGGAGCCGGCGGCGGCAGTTATGCCGACTCAACATCATGGAACACATTGAACATAGCCGGCAATGCCAACAACTTGCGAGTGACCAATGGCGCCTATGTGGATTTCTTAAATCAATACGGCATTTGGAACTTCAATAGTTCGTATCCGGTATTTGATCAATCCTATACTATTAATTTTGCACTCAGCGGCTACTACAACATTGTTGGGGCCTGCGACAATTATGCTACAATTTACATAGATGGTGCACAAGTATTATCCATCCCAGGATTCCAGGGCACTTACAGCAACAACTTTTATGTCACTGCTGGGGCTCACACAATTAGACTCTACGGGGTCAATACTGGTGGTCCTGGGTCACTGGCTGTTGCTGTATCCAGTGGCGCAGGTGGCGGTAACAGATTCAGTGGTGGGCGTGGCGGCAACGCCGGCCCCGGTGGTTGGTCCGGCTCAGGCGGCGGTGGCGGCGGTGCATCAGTAATAATATCAAATGGAGAAGTGGCCGCTTGTGCCGCAGGTGGCGGTGGCGGTGGCGGTGGATCCAATTATCGTCCAGGCTACTCGGCAACTCCCACGTTTGTGTCAACTACTACCAGCACTGGTGGCGATTGCCCCGGTGATGGCGGAGGCGGCGGAGGCGGAGGCGGAGGCCTTAGCTCTGGAAATGGCGGCGACTATGGATATGACGGGTGGCGCGGCGGACTAGCTGGATCACCGGGCACCAGTTCACCTGGCGCAACTATACGAGTTGGAAGGTACCCTGCTGGAGCTGACGTTGCTTACTGGCAATCTCCGGTTGCATACGGTGGACAAGGCGGCGATACCACTGCTGGAGAAACCGGCATGAGCGGGCTAGTGGTATTGGTATTTGACAGCACAGCCAGCGGGCAAGTTAAAGTGCATGATGCTTGGAATCCACTAAAGTCCACAGCGGTCAAAGTTGGCGGAGCCTGGCGAACTGTTTCAGGAACTTGGGTTAAAAATAACGGGGTTTGGGCACCGGTGGCCACAGGGTCACCAGCAGATATCCAAGTGTCATTCAGCACAGCAAACTTTGTATAATAAAGATAAGTACTTAAAATGGCATACACAATTAACAATTATAACGGAACGATACTAGCTAACGTGGCAGACGGTACGCTAGATACATCTACAAGTATAAAATTTGCAGGTAGAAATTACGCCGGGTACGGCGAAGCTCTTAACGAGAACCAGCTATGGATGATGCAACATTTTGCAAAAGCAACTGCACCCACCAATGCTGTAACCGGGCAAGTTTGGTTTGATACTGGCTCAAACCTATTGAATGTGTACGATGGCACAGTATGGAAAGCAATAGCCACTGCTGATCAGTTGTCCGGGCAATCAGACACAATATACTCTGCTATATCGGCCAATATTGGCCTGGTCAACGCAAACATCATCAGTAATGTTGCATCAATGACAGCCAATGCCGCTAGCCAACAAGGACAAATTACAGATCTTTGGGCCAATGCCGCTACTCAAGATACCAGCATAAACAGCCTGTGGGCCAACGCGGCCACACAAAATTCAGAAATTGGATTAATAAATGCCAATATTGCAGGAGCCAACGCGGCAATTGCACTCAGAGCAACCATTGCCAGCCCGGCACTGACAGGTGATCCAACTGCACCTACACAAAACATGGGTAATCGCAGTACAAGAATTGCAACCACAGCCTATGTGATGACACAAGATGACTTGCGTCGTGGGTATGTAGATACAGTAATAGCATCAAATGTTGCAACATTACAGTCAGCAATCAGTTCAGCAGTTGGACCATTGGCCCCAACCAATAGCCCAAATTTCACCGGCACACCCAATACACAAACTCCCACAATTGGTGACTACAGCACACGTTTGGCAACCACAGCCTATGTGATGAATCAAGATGCAATTCGCAGAGTGTATGTGGACACCAACATTGCTTCAAACATATCTACATTAAACACCGCAGTAAATAACAATCTAGCACTAAAAGCACCGATGTTAAATCCGTCATTTGCCGGTACTGCAACAGCCCCGAATCCCACACCAGGAGATTCCAGCACACAAATTGCCACTACATCTTTTGTACAACAGACCGTAGCAGGCACAAACTCAACTTGGCAAGGCAGTCACCGGATTATCAGTCCCAACGCTCCAGATCCCAATCAGGGCAATAACGGTGATTTTTGGTTCCAGTACCTATAATAAATGCAGATAAATAAAGTAAAATCGGAGCAGGATTTACATGTCATATAATATTACTATCGGTACAGGAGCTAGTCAACAAGCCGTTTCTATTGCTCCGGGTACAACAAATACAACAGCAACAAGTTTGACACTTGTTGGTAAAAACTTCCCAGGTTACGGGCAGTTCTTGATGCAGAATTTTGTACAAGTACTACAGAATTTTAACAACACCACAGCACCAAACAATCCAGTAATTGGCCAACTTTGGTATGATACTGCAAATCAAGTATTAAAAGTTTACCGTGGCACAACTTGGAATGGCCTAGCCAATTCCACAATTGGTGTATCGGCACCTGCCAGCCCAAGAGCAGGAGACATGTGGTGGGACAGCAATGCAGGACAATTAAAAGGTTACAACGGTTCTATATGGAATGTTATTGGCCCAGCCAGTACAGCCGATCAAGGTATATCTGGAGCGGTAGTTGACACCGTGACCGACAACAGTGGCGCAACAGATGGCACACAAAAACACGTGGTTGTAAAATTCTACATTAGTCAAGTTCTTGTTGCCATTCTAAGCTCTGATCCAGTGTTTACACCCCTGATTTCTCTAACAGGTTTTGCAACTATCAAACCCGGATTCAATTTGAGTTCAACTATTGCAAACTTGATTTACCATGGCACAGTTGAAAACTCACAGGCCTTGGGTGGAATTACGGCAGGGTATTTTGCTCAATTGGCAAGTACAACACCATTTACAGCGGCACAGACAATCAGCAACAACAGTGGATTAACTGTTGGTGCCAGTAACGATTTGACATTGACCGCCACAACTGGTGCGGCACGTATTACCAGTGCAGTTAACAACAATAATCTGGATTTCTTTGCAAACGTCAATGGTGTTTCAACTCGTATTGTGAGTATCGCACCTGGCTCAGTACAAACCAACGTGACTATTTCTTCAAACACAGCATTGGGCCCATCAAGTGGCGTTTCAACTAAAAAATATGTTGATGATGCCATTATTTCGCTTGGCTTGGGCGGAGCAGGTGGAACCACCACATTTGGTGCCAACGTGGTGCCGGGTGCAAACGTAACTTATGATTTGGGCAGTACTACCAGCTGGTGGAACAATATTTACGGCACAGCAATACACGCAAGATACGCCGACGTTGCAGAACGCTTTGCAATTGATTTGCCCCACCCCCCGGGAACAGTTGTTGAGCTGGGCGGGGTCGAAGAAATCTGCGCTGTTGGCGAAGAATTAAGTGAAAACATACTAGGCGTCATAAGTACTAGAGCGGCCTATCTGATGAATTCCGGTGCAGGCACCGACATTACCCATCCACCAATTGCTGTAAGCGGACGAGTTCCGGTTCGTGTAATTGGGCGTGTTAACAAGGGTGATCGTTTGGTCAGTGCAGGAAATGGTTTGGCACGTTCGGGTTCGAGAACAGAAATTACCCCGTGGAATGTAATTGGGCGAGCACTGACTAGCAAAATCACTGAGGATGAGGGTATAATAGAAGCTACAGTAAAGCTGAATTCATAATTTAGGAAAGAATAATATGTCATACGCACAAGGTGGTTTAATAACGGCAGCGGACTACAATGGTATTGTTGGTACCAGTCCCAGCAGTACAACAAACCAAATAAACACAATTTGGGCAGTGGGTAACGGCCAAGCCGGATATGGTCAAACTGCTTTATCGCAAGTGTCCACTGGTGGTACAGTAACAGCCACACAATGGGCCACAGCGGTCAATACCCTGAATTCTATCAGAACACACCAAAGCGGCTCGGGCACAGGTATTGGTGCACCAACTGCAGGTAGTATTATTTCTTACTTGAGTACTTTCCAATCAAGTATTAATACAGCATACACAAACCGTGCTACCACCGCAACCAATGGCACCGACATAACTGGAACAGCACCGGCAGCAGCCACGTGGAACAGTAGTGCTCCTACCACATTCCAGATTATTCGCACAGCAACATTTGCCAGTGCCGACCAAGCACGTTATTTCTTTAACGCCGGCGGCAAATTGGTAATCACATTCTCGGTCACTAACACATTGGGTAACACCAAAGGTGCTGACTGGGCCACTTTACTAAACACCAAATTGGCCAGCATGGTCATCACTGGCACAACCAATAGTCGTACTGGCACAGGCGGCACAGCATCGGCTTCTAACACAGCTTTGGGCTACTGGAATGCTGGCACAAGCAATAACAGTATCATCACATTAACAAGTGCTTCTGGCACAGCTGACTACAGCAGTAACTCGGTTGCAGTTGGTATCAAGACCAACGGTGTACAAGGTAGCAATGGTGATGTTGGTACTATTTTAACATTCCAAATTGATTTGAGTGATGCGGCAGCTGATACAAACACAGCACCTCCGGCAATTCCAGTTTACAGTCCGGTTGGTACACCGCCCACACAAGGTAACTTCCAAGACCAACTGAACTTGAGCATCACCACTAACATCACAGTACGTCCTCCAGAAACAACCAACTTGACCAACAGTTGGGGAAGCGTAACAATCGCTTAATGGACAATAAAGCCCCAAAAGGGGCTTTATTTTTATCGGTAGTTGTGCTATAATAACAGCATGAGTGACCTACCCAAAATTGTAGAGCAAGTTCGTTTGGCCACAGACTTCAATGTGAACCGACAAATCTTGCGTGAAAAAATTCAAACCGATTTGCACATGACACACAACGGTGGTATGTTTCGAATCAACCCCGAACTGATTGCATTTGTACAGGGTTGGCCAATTGATACCCTGTACATGGAAGATGTGTATCAAAATCCAATTGAAATAGATCGACAAGTATTTTTAGTAACAGCACAACAACATTACCACCGTGTGATGAATGAATGGCATCAACAACATGCAGAACTCCGCAAAATCCGAAAAGTCTAGAGGTGTTGTAATCTTTGCAACCAACACAGCCGAAACCGATTACGTGAGTATTGCAGAACAAAATGCCAGGCTAATTGAACATTTTTTAAAATTACCAACAACAATAGTAAGTGCAAAAGACACTGGTAGTAATCAACGATTCAGTACCGACACAGGTCGATTTGTAGAATGGAAAAACTTTGGAAGACATGAAGCATATGAAGCAAGCCCTTATGATGAGACTATCGTCCTTGACGCCGATTATCTTGTATTTGACAATAGTCTACTCGGCCTATTTGAGTGCTCGTTCGATTATTTGCTATTCGACAAAAATCGGTATGTGAATATTGACCAGCAGGCCAGCACCATGGGCCCGCACAGTTTGCCCTATATTTGGGCCACCGCGTTCCTGTTTAGAAAAACCGAACGGTCAAGATTATTTTTTGAACTGGTGGCAAAAATAAAACGCAATTATGATTACTACCGATTATTATACAATGTTCAAGAAGGCAACTTTCGGAACGACTATGCCTTTGCTATCGCACACTATATACTCAATGGAAATAGTTTGGCTACAGAGAGTTTTGCACCATTTCATATTCTTACGGTTACTGGAGCGGTTGAATCGATCACCGCGTCCAAGAACTTGGTTCTCCGTACACCCCATAAAGGCCACGTGCTGCCTTTGGCAAACCTTCACATCATGTCAAAATCCTGGCTCACAAGTCCCGCCCTTCTACTACTAGTAGATCAATGTCTAGAAAATTCTACGGCGACACTGGTTTCCTAACCCTAGCAATCAATACCGCAGATGTTGACTACCTGCGTCTTGCATATCTACAGGCACTAAATATACAAGCAACACAGCAGATCAAAAATTGTGCTGTGATTGTGGATCAAGCAACATATCAACAGGTAACCGATCAACATCGACAAGTATTTGATCACATTATCCCAACAAATAGTGTTGAAGGCCAAGGCCCGTTTGCCACAGAATGGCACACCTGGTGGTTGAGTCCCTGGCGTGAAACCATCAAAGTTGAAAGTGATTTACTGTTTACTAGAGACATCAGTCACTGGATAACAGCATTTAGATTGCATGATGTTTGCCTGAGCCATGGGTGTAGGAATTATAAACAAGAATTAAGTACCTCGCGTAAGTACAGACACGTATTTGACGCCAATCGATTACCTGATGTTTACAATGGATTAATGTATTGGCGATATAGTGAGGCCAGCAAAAAGTTTTTTGATCTTGCCAGGCAAGTATTTGAAAATTGGAATGATGTTAAACAACAACTTAAGAACTGTGAAGATGAGTATGCTACAACAGATATGGTTTATGCTTTGGTGTCAAGCATTATGGATACCGCTTGTTACAACCCTGGCATGGACTTTATCAATTTTGTCCATATGAAATCTGGGATACAAGGCTGGAGTGATGATCAAACATGGCAGGAATATTGTGTGCATGAACGCAATGCAGACATGATTCGTATTAACAATATTAATCAAATACACCCAGTTCATTACTACGATAAAAGTTATGCAACAGACGAATTAATTGCAGAATATGAGCAACGAGTTATACAAGAAGTTTGATCCAATTGTACTAGAATACCGATTGTATTATGACACAGCAGGTCGACCCGTTTCAATGAGTAGTCACAATCATCCGGCAGGCAATTACATCGTGATATCAAAAGAACAATATGAACGACCAAATTATAATTGTCGAGTTGTCAAGGGTCAATTAAAGTTTGACACAGAGCACCAATTTCGTGTACAATTAAAGAAAAGCGATACAGGTGTGCCTGTAGTACGAGGACATGCCAATTTGGTTGCTGATGATGAATATCCGGAAATAGAATACTATGACAGAATTAGTTGACGTAGCAGATTTAGATTGTATATTTTTAACTTATGACGAACCCCGACGAGAAGAATTCTGGATCCAGATACAGAACGTGGTACCGTGGGCGAAAAGAGTTGATGGCGTATTGGGTTCTGACGCGGCACACAAAGCTGCCGCTGATGCATCAGATACAGAAAGATTTATCCTTATTGATGGTGATAACTTACCCGATGCTGTTTTCTTTAATCAGCAGTTGGCTCTGGACGATAACAATCGTGACTGTGTTTTTAGATGGCGAGCACGTAACAATATCAATGGATTGATGTATGGCAATGGTGGACTCAGTTCTTGGACCAAGGATTTTGTTTACAACATGCGTACACACGAGGCTTCAGATGGCACCGATGAAACCTTGGTAGAATTTTGCTTTCACCCACGGTACTGGGCCATGGCAGACTGCTATTCAACCACATACCCCAACGGATCAGAGTTTCAAGCCTGGCGTGCCGGATTCCGTGAGGGCGTTAAGATGTGCCTAGATCGCGGAGCAAGACCAAGTCTTGCCGATTTCACATCACGGGTGGTATCTAGAAATTACGATAACCTTTGTATCTGGCAAACAGTGGGTGCTGATGTTGACCATGGTGCGTGGGCCATCATGGGCGCACGACACGGCACATACAAATGCATGTTGACCGACTGGGACTATACCCAAGTACAGAGTTTTGATGCACTCAAAGAGATCTGGGATACAGAAGTAAAGTACACTGATGTAGTCGAGGACGCACACAGTTATGGCGATCATATACGCACACGCTTGGGCTTGCCCATTGTGGACATGGATCCTGCAGAAAGCAGATTCTTCAAGCATCACTACATGAGTCAGTTCAAAAATCGAGGTATAATGGCACGTGAGTAAAAGTGACTTCATGTCTGCAGCCGAGCAGATGCGAGAACAACTGGGCCCTGCGCTTTGCCTTGCCAAATGGCAACAGGTTAGCCTACACTTGCCTACGGGTCTTAACAATTCGTGCTACCATCCTCCGTTACATCACATAGATGTTGAGCCATTGAAGGCCAATCCCGGCGCACTACACAACACCGCTTACAAAAAAGAACAGCGGACGATCATGTTACGTAACGAAAAACCTAGTGAGTGCAGTTATTGCTGGAATATTGAGAAACACGGGCATCTAAGCGACAGACATTATAGATCAGGAGAGCCCTGGGCAGCCGAACACTATGAAGAAATCAAAAATTTTACAGGATCCGAAGATACAATTCCAAGTTATGTGGAAGTCAATTTTAATCACGCTTGTAACCTTAAGTGTAGTTATTGTAGCCCTCAGTTTAGTAGCAGTTGGGCTGACGAGGTTGCTAGGTATGGAGCATTTCCCACCAGTAATCCTCATAATGACCCCGTACATTTTACTGGTAGTAAAAGACCTATCCCCGCTCGTGAGTCTAATCCATACGTTGATGCGTTTTGGGAGTGGTGGCCCGAACTGTACCCTAAGTTAAAACACTTCCGCATGACCGGCGGCGAGCCCTTGATGGATCGCAACACCTATCAAGTATTTGACTATGTGTTGGCCCTGCCCAAGCCTGATTTGCATTTGAATGTCACCAGCAACTTCAGTGTGGAAGACGCCTTGATGGAAAAATATTTAGATTATGTCAAGCGGTTATGTGGAACACAAATCGAACACTTCATGCAGTATGTGAGTTTAGATTCAGGTAACCCGGCACACGCAGAATATATTCGTAATGGATTAAACTACAAACGAGTTGCACACAATGTGCAACGTTACTTGACTGAAATTCCATATCGTAACAGTCTAACTTTTATTATCACAATGAATAATCTAAGTGTACTGGGCCTACAGCAACAGTTAGAATGGATACTGGATCTACGTCGTCAACACAGTACAACATATCAACGTGTTTGGTTTGATACCCCACTACTGCGTACCCCACAGTGGCAAAGCCTACAGATACTACCTGAACTATATGTGGGACAACTAGAACGAGTTGCTGATTGGATGGAGATGAATTTGGAACGACCAGAGCAACCATTTCAAGGATTCAAAGATTATGAAGTACAGCGTATGCGGCGTGACATTGCCTGGATGGCTGAAGGCCAGCAATTGGATCCTGCATATTTAACAGCAACGCGAGCAGATTTTTATAGATTTTTTAACGAACACGATAAACGACGCAAGACAGACTTTTTAGAGACATTCCCACAGATGCGAGAGTTTTGGAACGAGTGTAGATACCATGCAATCAATTCCTGATACATTTTGTCCAGCCAAATGGGACGAACTGTATGTCAGCTTCGAAACAAACTACGCCTACAGTTGTTGCAAATCTACTCCCACTGTGTTTGGTGAACAGGTGTTGGAGTTTGTGACCAAAGAGCGCATGAATATGCTCAGGGGCATACAAGACGCCAGTTGCAGTTATTGCTGGACTGTGGAACATGCTGGGGGTGAGAGCCTGCGTCATAGGCATTTACGAACATTCGATCCTGCTGACTTTGAACACTACCAACACAACCCGGCACCCAAACAAATACAAGTCACTGTTGGTAATGAATGCAATTTTCAATGCACCTACTGCAATCCCAAGTTCAGCAGTCGATGGGAACAGGATGTGCGCCAACAAAGTTATCGTGTGTTCAGTGATAGATACTTTTGGGACGTGGATCGCAAAGAACCGAATGTAATGGAAAAGAATATTGCTTTTCTAAAGTCATTTGAACATGTGGAACGTTTGAGCATCATAGGTGGTGAACCCCTGGTCAACAAACGCACATTTGAATTGATTGATGCAGTATCAGCAGACGTATTACAAATGATAACCAATTTGAGTTGTAAGAAATCGGTGTTGGACGCATTGTTTGAACGAAGCCAACAGTATAGAACAGTGGTGTTGGTGGTGAGTATCGATGCCACTGGATCTATTGCTGAATTTGCAAGACACGGACTTGACTTTGATTGGTTTGATGATAACTTTAGATACCTACTGGCAAACAAGCCCGCAAATCTCAAGGTAGTGGTCAATAGTCTAATGACCAGCATCACTGTTAGAGATTTTGACAAGTTCAGCACCTATATGCAGGAGTTCCTGACAGTACCAAATTTTGAGTGGCGTGTTGAGTATTGCAAACATCCGGTAACACAGAGCATGGCAACTTTGCCAGATCGCTATAAAGACAAAATATTGGTCGCAATAGAGGCAATGAAGTCATATAATATATGGGGACTAGACACCTTGGCCACAGTGGTGTCTAATACCTCTTTTAACAAAAATATGCATCAACAAATGGCACATTTTATGCATGAGTTTGCAAAAAGAAAAAAGATAGAGATACCATTATGCCTAGACTAGATAAAGAAACAGACTTAGAGTACAAACGCCGAGTGATTGACATCAAGTCGGCCAGCTTTTGTGGAGCCAAGTGGTACAATGCCACCATATGGTTAGGATCAGGTCAGACCACAAGTTGTCATCATCCCTTACCACATGCCATTGATGTGGATGCTATTCGAACCAATCCCAGTGCGATTCACAACACTGTCAAAAAGAAAATGGAACGTGAGCAGATGCAAAAAGGCGAGCGTCCAGCAGGTTGCGAGTACTGCTGGAAGATCGAAGACATCGGCCGCGACAACATCAGTGATAGAGTTTACAAAACCGTTATATATTCGGATGAGGATTTAGCATATGCACAACGAACACCAGCCAGCACAGACATCAACCTCCAGACACTGGAAATTGCATTTGACCGCACTTGCCAGTTTGCTTGTAGTTACTGCAACCCCGCTTTTAGTAGCACTTGGGTTAAAGACATTAAACAACATGGACCCTATACCCAATTGGTTAGTGACGGTAGGAATCATTTTACTCACGCTCACGATAATAGTCAACTGTATAAGTTCGGTGAGACTAATCCTTATGTGGAGGCCTTCCACTCCTGGTGGGAAACGGACCTACATAAAACGCTAAAGGAACTACGTATTACTGGCGGCGAGCCCCTGATGAGTGCCGAGACTTGGAAGTTAATTGATTGGTTTAAAACCAACCGAGGCAAGAGTACTACCCGACTTGCCATCAACAGCAACTTGGGCACCGCGGTCGATATTGACCGTTTACTGGCGGCCGTTGATGGAGTTGAAGTTGACCTGTATACCAGTAACGAGGCTGTGGGCTTGCAAGCAGAATACATTCGCGACGGACTGGTATTTGACGACTGGGCCAACAATGTAGAACGCTTGTTGGATTCAGGACGGTTCCGTGGCCTGCATGTCATGTGTACAGTCAATGCATTGTGTTTAGATAGTTTAGACAGCTTCCTGGACATGGTCATGAACTGGAAACTGGAATACGGTCGGGACGCTATTAATTTCTCGCTAAATATATTGCGCTTCCCAAGTTTTCAATCACTTACACTTCTTCCCCGTGACATTAGACAACGCTATGCTGGCAAACTTTATCGTTTTGCCAACGATTGGCTCAAGTTTGATCTAATGCACGAATACGAAAAGAATCAACTTGATAGATTGCTTGACTATATTGACGTAGTAATGAAACCGCACACAGAAGCCATGGAACAAGTTACATTACAACGTGACTTTAAAAACTTCTACACACAATACGACCAGCGTCGTAATAAAAACTTTGCAGAAACATTCCCTGCTTTAGCAGATTGGTACAAGGACCTATAATGGCAAACGATATTGACGATTATTACAAAGACTACAACTACGGCGCACGTTGGCCTGTTTATATCAAAGAAAATGAAATGCGCCCCGATCAATGGGACCGCATTGTCAAAAGCGACAACTTTTGTATGATACCTTGGATTCATATGCACGGGTTCCCAGACGGTCGTGCATATCCCTGTTGTCTAGGAGATCCAGATCACAGCATCGGCAATTTAAAAACACATACCATGCGTGAGATTTGGAATCAAGAGCCAATGAAGGAAATGCGCCGCAACATGATGGAGGACAAGCCGTGTAAGCAATGTACCAAGTGTATCGAGCAAGAAGATCGCGGCCTGTTCAGTATGCGTAACAGCAGTAACAAAAACTTTGGACATCTGATCAATTTAGTTGATGAAACCAAACCTGATGGCACACACGAAGATTTTAAATTGCGTTACTATGACATACGCTTCAGCAACATCTGTAACTTCAGTTGTCGTAGTTGTGGCAGCCTGTTTAGTTCCAGCTGGTACCGAGATGAAAAAGCCGCCGGCTGGAACCCACAGCACCCACAAATCATGTTTGCTGGCAAAAACAAAGATGACATGTGGGATCAGATGCAAGAGCATATTCCGCACCTAGAACAAATATATTGGGCCGGAGGCGAGCCCTTGATCATGGAAGAACACTATCGTGTGCTACGTGAACTAGTTGACCGTGAGATGTTTCATGTGCGCTTGATCTACAACACCAACTTCAGCGAAATGGCCTACAAGGGTCAAGACGTCATGGAGTTATGGAATTTATTTGACTGTGTCAGTGTTGGTGCCAGTCTAGATGCCAGTTATGCTCGCGGCGAGTATATGCGTAAAGGACAGGATTGGAAACAAACAGTGGCCAATCGTGAGCGTATGCTCAAGGTATGCCCCAAAGTCGACTTCTACGTCAGCAGTACTGCCAGTTTAATGAATGTCATGCACCTGCCGGACTTCCACCGTGAGTGGGTGGACCTGGGTTTGCTACGTCCAATGGACTGGAACATCAACATGTTGCAACATCCGCTACGTTATCGTGTAGATGCATTGCCTGCCAACTTGAAGCGTCTTGCAAGAGATAAGATTGAAGCACACATTGAATGGCTTGAACCACTGGACACATTAAAACGTGCCACACAGGGTTATCAGGGCCTGATCAATTTTATGGATCATAACGACAGTACAGCATACTTGCCAGACTTCTTCAAGAACAACGATCTAATAGATAAAGTGCGCGGCGAGAACTTCTTTGAAGTATTCCCTGAACTGACCGAAATGAAAAATTACAAACTACCACAGACCATGTGCATGTTGCCCTGGGTCAGCATGGAAACTAGTCCAATTGGCAGTGCCCGCCCTTGCTGTCTTGCTGTGGATGAAATCACCGACGAGACGGGTGAAAAGTATGACATGAATCGTCATACCATTACTGAAATATACAACAGCAAATACATGCAGGATCTACGTAAAAGTTTCCGTGAAGGCAATAAGCCAGCTACCTGTAGCCGCTGTTGGGAAGAAGAAGATGCTGGACGTAACAGCAAACGCATCAACACCATTACACGTTTCAAAGAACGCTATGCCGAAGTTGATTGGGAAAACGATACACCCAATCAGTTATGGTTCTTGGACTTGAAGCTGGGCAATATCTGCAACTTGAAATGCCGTATTTGTGGTTCATGGTCAAGTAGCAAGTGGGTTCCAGAAGAAATGGAATATGTCAAAGAATGGGGCGGCGATCCTAAAAAGCATGTGGCCTACACATGGCTCAAGCAGGGCAATTGGCCACGTAACGAAAATTCTGACAAGTTTTGGGCTGACTTAAAGACCATATTGCCGCATGTCAAGTACTTTGAGTTCACAGGCGGAGAGCCGTTTATGATTCAAGAACACTTTGACTTGTTGAAATTTGCCGCTGATAATGGTTATGCCGACAACATCGAAATACACTACAACACCAACGGTACACAGTTCCCAGAAGAATTTATTGCAACCTGGAAGCGGTTCCGCAAAGTGGAAATTGCCTTTAGTATTGACAACATCAAAGAACGTTTTGAGTTTGAACGCTCAGGCGCTCAATGGTCTGAAGTACAGGCAAACATCAATCGCTTCCATGAACTAAAGAAAACTTGGCCAAATCTATTGACACAAGTTTGCATGACCATCAATGTACAGAACGTGCTGTATTTGGAAGACTTATGCAAGTGGGTAATCGAACAAAACTTTGATTATGATTACTTTAACATGATGCACGAACCACGTCACATGTACATTGGTGCTATGACCGAAGAGGCCAAGGCTCTAGTAATCGATAGATTAACCAAAGGTGATTTTGTTCCACGCCATCGCAAAGAAATAGATAAGATTATTCAGTTCATTAAAAACGGCGAAACATTGAGTAACGAGCAGTTCTTAAAAGAAATGCAACGCACCGACCGCTTCCGTGGCGAAGACTTTGCTCAATCGCATACTGATATTGCTGTTGCAATGGGATATGACAGACCTGAGTAAAATAGTGGATGAGAAAACATATCGCGCATTTCGAGGCGGCGATTGGCCCAGCTTCTCAGATTTTTTAAATGGCAGTAGGCCCGCAGTTGTTGCACACGAGATTGAAGAGTTTGTGGCCATGATGCGACAGAACTATTCTGTGATTGCTGAACAAGATCGAGATGGCCAAGCTGAGGCAAACCAACAGCGTCAGCAACAGGTGTTTTTTAACAAACACGCACCCAAGATGTTTGCCTGTAGAGTGCCGTGGAACACCATGGGCATCAACACCAATGGTAGTGTGTTTATATGCGAAAGCCCCAGTTGGGTTCCCAAGTTTGTTGGCAGTCTGCTAGAAACAGACGACGTGTATGCGGTATTGAATTCAGAAACAGCACAGCGTATTAGACAAGAGATACTGGCTCAACGTTATTACTACTGCAATCACAAGATAAGTCGTTTCCTTGCGCCCAAGGCCAACTCAATCACGACCAAACCAACCGGTGAGGCCGACCTACAGCCATTGCCATACGAACCCAGTGAACAAACTCGAGTCACACAGATACCACGTAACTTGATTTTTGACTTTGATTACACTTGTAATTTTCGTTGTCCCAGTTGTAGAACCGAATTGATCAACAACAACAAACATCATGTTATCAGGCCCATTAACAACAGCATCAGCGACAAAATTAAACATCTAGTAATTGATAAAATAGATCAGCAACCAGTTGACATTCGTTGGGCCGGAGGCGAACCATTTATTAGCGAAGTATACGTAGACTTGATGGAGTATTGTATTGCCAGTGGCAAGAACATTCGACACATTATACAAACCAATGGAAGTTATTTGATTGCCAAATCGGATCTATTAGAACAGTTGTTGCCACACGTCAAAGAGTTACGTATCAGCTTTGATGCTGCCACCGCAGATACTTACAGTCGAATTCGAGTCGGCGGTGTCTGGGAAAACCTATTGGCAAATGTTCGCCACGTACAACAACAGATACGACGTCTAGCTCTTAAAACCACAGTATCAATTGATTTTGTTGTACAGGAAGATAACTATCGTGAAATTCCTTTATTGCGTAAGTTGGCCCAAGATATGTCCATAGACACCATATACTATCAGCGCATGTGGAATTGGGGTACATGGCCCTTAGAAGAATTCAATCGTAGAAATATCTACAATCCCGAACATGCAGACTACCAACAACTATTAACGGCCTTTAACCTGGCTGGACACCATCCATGAAACCCGATACCTTATGCATGGCACCGTGGACGCACACATACCTAAGTCCACAAACTGAACGACGTATGTGCTGTGCAAGTCGTGAGCCCGCGCAGAACTTTCAACAATACATTGACACCGAGTCGGGAACCGGACGATATATTCCCATAACATTAGATGAACACTGGAACGGCGAACACATGCGGTCTGTGCGCCGCCGCATGATGGCGGGGGAAACATTGCCCGAGTGCGAAGTATGTAATGATCGATTACTAAACACCTCCGTTTACCGCAGTTATTTCAACCAGTTGTTTGGACATAAGTATGATTATGCAATGTCAAATACTGATGAGTGTGGGCATACATCATTACAGCCGGTGTCGTGGGATTACAGATTTAGCAATTTATGTAACTTCAAGTGCCGGATGTGTGGAGATATGTTGTCAAGCAGTTGGGAGAGTGAACAACGACAACACAACATGATCGAGTGGTCAAATCCAAAAAATGCTTGGATGGTTCCTATAGTCAAGAAAGAAATAGAGGAATTCCAAGAGAGTCAAATTGAAGCCGAGTTCTCAAAGGCCGTTGAAGAGCACAGAGTTGAAGAAATATACTGGGTAGGCGGAGAGCCTCTTATGTATGAACAGCACTGGCGTTATATGAAACGAATTATAGAACTAGGAGACGGCCCAAATGTTTACGCTCGTTATAATACAAATCTTAGCCGCGTTAGTTATCGCGGTTGTAATCTTTACACTGATATTCTCCCTGGGTTACGGGACTGGCAAATCTGCGCGAGCCTCGATGGAACAGGAGCGATTGGAGAATACATTAGAACAGGCCTCGACTACGATTCATGGCTTGAGAACTTCACTCAAGGAGTTGCGTGTGCAACTCATAGTCGCCAGATGCGACTCGACTTCACCCTTACATTGCCAGGACTGTTTGAGATTGAACGTATTGAAAGACTGTCCGCAACCTACGGAGTACAAGTTCTGGCGAAGGTGATTTTTAGTTTTAGCCCGGACATAGTTATGTCACCCCTTGCACTACCTCGGGACGTATTACATCCTTGGATAGACGAGATTACCAACCAGATGCAACATTCTGGAGGCGCCTTGCGGGATATACTTGTCCAGCTAAAAACTAGACCCACTTTCCAAGAACAATGGCCAGAAGAATATGCCAAAGCTGTTGCTCGTGGCAAGGCTCGTGTGTTAAAATTAGAACAAATACGTACTCAAAGCGTTACAATGACTGATATATTAAGTGAACGTCCAGAGGTACTCAAATGGTGGATGTCGATATGATTTATTTAATTGGTATGATTGTGGTTGCTGTGGCATATGGCGTGATAATTTTTTATCAGCCGTGTGACCCCAATGAAAGATCTGACCTCCCGCCACCTGGATTGTTTTAATGGACCAAGTAACTGTAACCCTACGAAATCCTTTAAACAAAGATGATCAATTACGATATTACATTGACGTCTACGATACACCAATGGGTCAACTATGGTATCAGGCACTACAGCAGTTACTGGCAAACAACAATTACCTAGAAAAGAATTTTTGCTTTTTGGGTTTTCCTGACAGTCCTAGAGATTTAGATTATATCTGTCGAGAGCTGAAATGGGCCACGGATCAAATCAACAGTTTCTTTGAACCCGAAGACTATCGTATCAGTGAAACATTTACTCCGGCCACATTGCGACCCGATGGTATTAATCCTGATCAAGAAGTAATGAACCAACTGCACAATCATTTTGAACACCTACAAGGCACAGTGTGGGGACTAAGTGATTGGTATCGACAGGCCGACTACGACACCAAGTTTGCCATACGGCAATTAAACAACCTGTGTCATGAGGCCGAAAGCCTAATGCTGAGTCAACGCAAAAAGGTAACTGACCCGCAATGGATACGTCCCAGTCAAATCACAACTTTCTTAAACGCCACACGATATGAATTCCCAGAACTACATAGAAGTACTTTTAAAGAATCTCAGTATGATAGACGATTCGGCGAGGTATACTTACATTGGACACAGATTGGTAAAACGCTGTATGAAGTATATCGAGACGAAGGGGGAGTGGACATTGACTCAGCCACTTGTGATGCTATTACACACCTACGTTACTATAGCGGTGAGTTTGACATCGAATGGGCGCAGGATGTGGTATTTAATGGGCCGCATCCTTGGCACACCCAAGAGTTGGCTGGATTTAGACAGTGGCTTGGGCGCAACGGCTTCGACGTGGAAGATCCACAGTACAACTACGGATACCACCCGATTGGTCAAGTTGATCTACAAAAATCTTTTGGTACCAACAACTACACTGAAGTTTGGCCTGTACTATCAAGATATCTCGACATATATAGTATTGAAGCCGGGTCGGTAATTGGCACCTATGATTACACATGGTCAGACGCAGATTACTACCAACAACAAATTGAAATGTTGAAACCAGGATATGACTACAGTAGTCGCGGGCGGTGACAGTTTTGTATGGGGCAGTGAACTAGCTGACAGTCCGCATGGCGGCCTGGATGGTTACAGCCATAGTACCTTCCCTGCCCTGTTGGCCACCAACTACGTGTGTGCCGCTTATCCAGGCATAGGCAACCGTGAAATTGGTCTTCGTGTGCGTGAATACTTAAACTGGATGCGGAATGATGTAGCGGTTATAGTGTGCTGGACATGGCCCACTAGAGACAATCAAACGGATAGCGATAGGGACATCACAAGTTTACAAGAGTATTTAGAATTCCACAAGTATCGCTACATGTTTACCTGCGCCGACAATTGTGTTGTAACCGGACGATTGGATTACTCAAATTGGTTCTTCTTCCCGCCTGCACCCAAAGAACAAGCATATAATACACAAGAACCAAGAGGTTTTTATCAATGGGCAGTGGAGAATAAATACTTGTGCGGTCCAGACAATCATCCCTTAGAGCAAGCACATCAAGACGCCGCTAAAATAATGCAGGAAAAATTCAATGAATTGGTTAAAAAATCTATACTATAGAATTCGGTTGGAAATTAACTACCGCAAGAAACTTCGAGAACTACGTAAACGCGACCCATTTATATACAAATGATATTGGTTAACGGTGATAGTTTTACTGCTGGAGAAGAGAGCCCTGTTGCATGGCCTAGCCTGGTCACAGGCGCAGTCAACATTGCCACTCCGGGTGCAAGCAATGATCATATTGTGCAGTCCACTGTGGAGTCTATTGTACGAACTAGACCTGATCATGTGATCATTGCTTGGACCACGCCCAATAGGATTACGGTGTCGGGCAAACATCTTACACCCACCAGCGGTGCCAGGTATGGCAAGCCCCTGGTTGATGCTGTGTTCAACGACTGGGATAATACCTGGGCTAGAAAAAAGTTTTTGGTACAAACACAATTACTTGGATCGTATCTAGATAGAATGCGTATACCATTTGTGTTTGTGAGCACCTTTGATATACAAACATGGGCACCCGACATCACCATGAACAATTGGATGGGGTGGCCTCGAGAAGGCATGGTAGAATGGATGGGCGATTGCCCCAAAGGCCCGGGCGGACATCCGTTGGAACTGGGCCATCAACGAATAGCAGAAAAGATCAATGAACATATTAGGCATCTCGGCTGGATTTCATGATGCTGCCGCAACGGTGTTAAGCCCCCGGGGCGAGATACTGTTTGCTGGACATAGCGAACGTTACAGCAAACGCAAGAATGACGCCAACTTCTGCCAAGGCTTGCTTGACGAAATCTTGCCCTACGGCCCTGACGTGGTTGCCTACTATGAACGTCCATGGCTCAAACAGTTACGACAATTGTATTCAGGACAAGGTATTGAATGGAACAAACTCACTACACGACAAATATTACAACAACAGTTGGGTGGACAAATTGAACCTGAAAAAATATACAGTTTCAATCATCATCTAAGTCATGCCGCTGCCGGATTTCAAACCAGCTCGTTTGATCGGGCCACTGTGGTGGTAATTGATGCTATAGGTGAGTGGGATACGATAAGTATATGGGGGGCTAAATATGATAAGAAAACTGGTCAAGCGAATTATACAAAGTTGTGGAGACAGCTTTACCCGCATAGCATCGGACTCTTTTATTCTGGAGCGACTGGCCGCGTTGGCTTACGCCCACTAGACGAAGAATACATCTTGATGGGCATGGCGGCCTATGGTGACCGCAGACACGCTGTGCCCATGCAAGATCGTTTAATAGCACACGAATACGACGTACGATTTAGAGAAAATCTACACATAGGGTTGAACGAAGATTTTATGCCTGGCACCGATGCAATGGATATTGCGGCCGGAGCACAGGAACTAGCAGAACAACTAATACTAAATGTCATGACCCGTGCAAAGAAGTTTGGGTGGAGTGACAATTTGGTTTACATGGGAGGCGTGGCCCTTAACTGTGCCG